TTCTACTATGCAGATATTAGATGTAGATAATCTAAAACAAGTTGCCGAATATAAAGGTCAAGTGGATACAAAAGTATTTTCTAATAGACTTGTTTCTGTATCTAGAGAATACAATAATGCAACATTAGTTATAGAAAATAATAGTTTGGGTTGGGGTGTAATACAAGATGTTATTGATTCTGGATATAATAATTTATATTATTCAAAAGGATCTGTAAATGTAATAGACGATCCATTTAAATCGTATAAATATGATTATACATATACAAAAGATGGAATGAAACCTGGATTTTCTATGTCACATGTTACGAGAGAATTGGTTATAGATAAATTAGCTCTTTATTTTAGAAATACTGATGAAAATGGACTATATACAACCACACCAATAATAAATTCAGTTAGACTTATAAATGAATTATATTCTTTTATATGGGATGGTAAAAAAACACAAGCCGCAAAGGGATATAATGATGATTTGGTTATAGCAATGGCTATAGCTCTATATTCTAGAGATTTTGCTGTAAGAGTTCGTGGTGGTGGTAGTGATTATAAAATAAGTATGCTTAATAATTTTAAATCAATAAGAAAAACTTCATATATGGAAGATGAGGATCCTTGGAAAGTTAAGGTTGGTAATAACGAATTATTTGATTTACGATCACTTCTATAGTTTTTCAATATATTTATATATAACTAAAAAAATGAGTTTATATGGCAACTTTTAGAGAAACATTAAACAACCTATTTTCTGGTAATGTAATATTACAAAGAGATGGTGATAAAAAAATAAGGATAATAGATCCAAACCAAACCCAATCTGCTGGATCATACTATTCTGCTGATAGATATAAGCGTTTAATACAACGACGTGGCTTAGGTGACTATGAAAATAACGCATATAGTTTTAATCAAGAAAGAATGGATTTATTTAAAGACTATGAGTTAATGGATAGAGATTCTATTATATCTGCTGCATTAAAAGTATATGCTGATGAAGCAACTCTAGTAAATGAGCATGGTAATATGCTTGTAGTTGAAACGGAAAATCAACAAATAAAAACTATACTAGAAAATCTATATTATGATATTTTAAATATAGAAATGAATTTATGGAATTGGGTTAGAGAAACATGTAAGTATGGTGATTATCCAATTTTATTAGATATTAGAGATGATTTGGGTATAGTTGATGTTATGTCATTATCTCCATATATAGTTGAAAGAGTTGAATATGCAGATGATAGTGGTAGAATAAGTACATATTTTAAAATTCGTGATGAGAATAGTGAATATGGTGGTTACTTTAATAAAGATAGATATGAAGAATGGGAGATAGCCCACTTTAGATTATTAAGTGATTCTAACTTTTTGCCTTATGGTAGATCTATACTTGAAGGTGTTAGAAAACATTGGAAACAAATATCTTTGATGGAAGATGCAATGATGATTCATAGAATTACCAGAGCACCACATAAAAGAATATTTAAAATAGATGTTGCAGGCATAGAACCATCAGCAATAGATGCTTATATGGAAAGAGTATCACAAGAATTAAAACAAGTTCCAATATATAATCAAAAAACAGGAGAATATAATCTTAGATATAATATTCAAAATTTAAACGAAGATTTCTTTATACCTGTTAGAGGGAAAGAAGATGGTTCTATGATCGATACTTTAAAAGGTATGGATAATAATAATATGATAGATGAGATAGATTATTTAAAAAATAGATTATTTGCAGGATTAATGGTTCCAAAATCATATCTTGGGTTTGAAGATGAAACATCTGGTAGATCTAGTTTAGCCGCACAAGATGTTAGATTTGCAAGATCGATAGAAAGAATACAAAGGCAAATTGAATCGGAATTAAAGAAAATAGGATATATACACTTAACAACACAAGGATTTAAACTATCAGATTTAACTAGATTTGATGTTAAGTTAAATAATCCGTCCGTTATATATCAACAAGAAATGCTAACATTAATGCAATCTAAAGTAAATGTATCAAAGCATATGTTAGATACTAATTTATTTTCAAAAGATTATATATATAAATTTATTTATAATCTAAGTGATGATGAAATTAAAATTGAAAAAAATAGATTAATAGATGATAAAAAAGAAGCGTTTAGATATAAACAAATAGAATTAGAAGGGAATGATCCTGTATCTACTGGTAAAGCAATATCAAATGGACAAGAAACAAGTAATCCGGTTGGTAGGCCACCTGAAGGAGATAAGTATAATTCTCACGAAAATAACTTTACATACGATACGCTTGGAACAAAGGAAATGATGAGAAGTTCCAATATAAAAAATACATCATATGTAAAGGATAAGGGGCAGCAATAATTTAAAACTATTTTTGCTTATATTTATATTATAGTAATATGTTATCATTTCAAACAAATGATTTGGTATATATAAAATGTTATATTAATATAGGTTGAATTAATAATTTAGAGAAAATATATTATGACTAATAAAAATAAACATTCTAAATATAGAAATACAGGTCTTTTGTTTGAATTTATGACTAGGCAAATAACGGATGATATATTAAATGAAAAACAATCATCAATATCAAACATAATTTACAAATATTTTAAGCAAGACTCTGAAATAGCAAAGGAATATAGTTTATATAGAACATTAATGGATACAACATCTGTATCCGAAACAAAAGCAAAAATACTTTTGGATAATGTATTGGAGATGTCTAAAAAAATAAATAGACAAAAATTAGATAGAGAACGATGGAATTTAGTTAAAGAACTTAAAGAAACGTATGATATTAAAGAATTATTTAAATTAAAAATACCAAATTATAAATTATTAGCATCTATAAACTATATAATAGAAAATGGATATTCAGAAACAGATTCGGCAGACCATATATATTATGTATTAGATCATCTTACTCATATTAAAAATAGACAAGATTCTACAATACAAGAGTTCTTAAATAGATCTTCAGAAGAAAGAGAAAAGATATTGAATCTTTTTATAGAAACTTTTAATAATAAATTTTCATCTTTATCGGAAAACCAAAAGGATTTGTTATCGGAATATATGAAGAATGTTTCTAATAATAAACGTATGGTAGAATATATAAGAACATCGGTTCCTAGTTTAAAATCTGAAATTTTAAAAATACAAGAGGAATACACTTTAGATGATGCAAATTATTATAAATTAAATGAAGTAATATCTATTTTGGATAATATAGTTACTTTGGATAAAATAAATAATAATCACGTATCTAGTTTATTGTATATATATGAACTAGCAAATACAATGGAGATTAAATAATGAACTTTGTAAAATTTTTATATGAAAACAAAATAGAAGAAGACGGAGAAGGGGGTGTTGTTTCGTCTGATGGTGGTGGTGATTCCGAGGGAAACACTTCGGATTCTACACCCGGTTATAATATTCCTTATGCATTTGCAAAAAAGTGTGGTTGTAAAAAAGGAGCATCATGTGGTTGTAACAAAAAATTGAAAGAAGCAACCTATAAACAATACAAATCAGATGAATCATTTACAAATGATAAAGATAGATTAAATAAAACTATAAAACTATTATACTCTGATATGTGTAAAGTAGAGCAAATGTTGCGTCATGCATCTAAACTTAAAAATGAAGTGGGTATGGATAATAAACATTTGTTATATGGATCTAAGCAAAGAATAACAAAATTAAAAGATAAATTAGAAAAAGTTAGTGAATTAATAAGCAATTTATATACAGAAAAATAAAGGTTTTATATGAAATTCGGTGTTGTCAACAGAGGCAATGAGGGTATAGATTCTATGCTAAAAAGATTTAAAAAGAAACAAAAAAACAGTAACTTTATATATGAAGTCCAAAGAAAAATATATTACATTAGTAAATCTGAAAAGAAAAATAGTGTAAATCAAAAAAATAAATTTATAAAAAAGAAAATGGAAAGGGAAAATGAAACCTCTAATTCTAGATTATAACATATTCAAACCAACAAAATCGTTTTTAACAGAGAATGCTGGTTCCAATTCTACTATGATAGTGGAAGGTATATTAACCACAATAGATAAAACAAATAAAAATGGTAGAGTATATCCTAGAAGAATATTTGAACGTGAAGTTAATAGATATATAAAAGAATTTGTTAATGAAAATCGTGCTTATGGAGAATTAGATCATCCAGAATCAACAATTGTTGAGGCTAAAAATGCATCTCATATTATAACTGATATTTGGTGGGAAAATGATAATGTTATGGGTAGATTAGAGTTATTAGATGATAATCCTGCAGGTATGATAGTAAGAAACATACTAAAAAGGGGTCATAGATTGGGTATATCTAGTAGAGGAGTCGGTTCTACTAGACAAATAAACAAAGAGTCATATGAAGTTGGTGAAGATTATGAATTGATATGTTGGGATTTTGTAACTAATCCTTCTAATTATGGTAGTTTTATGAATCCTGTAAGAGAAAGTGTTATTACTGAAAATTCAACTGATGTATTATTAGAAAGAAAAGAAAAACAATTAAACGAAATATTTTATAATATATTTTGTAGTTACAATCAAAAATGCGGATTAAGATAATGCCATCTAAATCAGATAAACAGAGAAAGTTTTTTGCAACTGCATTAGCATATAAACGTGGTAATATATCCAATGTTAGTGATGACATAAAGAATGTTGCAGATTCTATGTCAGAAAAAGAATTAGAATTATTCTCTAAAAAAATAGATAGAGAAATATCTAATGAAAAACAAGATAGAGAAATACAACAATATTATGATGTTATAGATGATTTTATATTAGATATTATACTTAACACTATGGATTCCACTTATATAAATGAAGCAGAATATAATGGTAGAAAAGTACAACTAAATAAGATAATGCGTGGAGATTCTAAAAAATTTAAAGTTTATGTAAAAAATCCAAAAACAGGAAATATAGTTAAGGTTGATTTTGGACAAAAAGGAATGAGAATAAAAAAGAATGATCCGAAAAGAAGAAAGGCATTTAGAGCAAGGCATAAATGTGATCAAAAAACAGATAAAACTAAGCCAGGATATTGGGCTTGTAAAACTTGGTAGGAAACTATATGAATTTTGTAGAAATACTATTTGAAAATAAAATAGAAGATAAAAACGATATAATATATCAATTGAAATTGGGTGTTGAAGTAGAAAAGGAACATACCGATGATCCAATTGAAAGAATAAAAATAGCAATAGATCATTTAAAAGAAGATCCAGAGTATTATACAAAATTAAAATTATTAAATCTATAATTAAGGTAATTATATGAATTTCATAGATGAATTAAAAAAAGCAAAGATAAATGAATCTTTTAATAGTAATATAGTTTTTGAAAAAAAATTAACTGCTGAAGATATTAATACGGTATTACATGAAATATCTCAATATGGAACAAAATCAGAAATGATGTATGATGATGGTAGATTGTATGAATTTATAAACGAATTAGGAAATCTAATTGAAAATATAAATTTATT